GAGATATCGCCCGGTGATCTGGTGCTTGACAATGTGAGCACACCGTTGTGTTTGATCGCTACGGCGCGCTCGACTTGGTCTATAAGTTGGGCTTGTTTTGAGTGAGTGATGCGTTTCTCAACAATTAGTGCACGCACTGCACCAGTCCATTTAACAACTTCTCGATGACCTACAACGCTTTTACGATGCGCATAAATTGTTGGGCAATGCAAATCTATTGATGGCACAAGAGCCAATTTGAGTGTTGGCGATTGCTCAACCTCTGTTTTAACGTATTCCCACATTTCTTTAATTGTGTCGGCAACAAACACGATGCGACATCTTGTGTATTGGCCATCTTGGACGGCACGAACACCGACATACCGTGAGTCATCCACCGCTGACTCAATGGCAAGCACGCCACCGTTAGGCATTGGCAGATCGTTGCCTAAATCAGTGAATTGACCCGGCTCAATCCATGAGTGTTGGCTTTGCACAAAAATATTGACTGAGGCACGCAAAAAACTGTTGCGGTCTGGTGATTGTGCCTCTGCCTCGATCACAGACATATCTAGTAATCCCTCTGCCAACGCTGGGTTACTAAATACCCATGCGGCTGGGGTCATATAATCCATAATCGGTGGGCTGTATTCCGCGAAGTAAAGCGAAGTGTTTTTGCCTGAGTCCACAGCACGCAAACCTTGCTCACGCCATCGCAACATACTTTTGGACGAGGCATCGCCGGCGGTGCTAAAACCTGCCAGCAAACTATTTTTGCGTGTTCGCATAGTAGGCATTAAGCCTGAATCTATGGATTCTGCACTTACCGCCCACCATTCGTCTACCGCGCACAAATCACAGGTATACCCGTGACCAACACCGGGTGTGGCAGCGCGTGGCATCCATTGCGAGCCGTCCGGCATTGTGAGCACTTGGCGGCCATAAGACCAAATAACAGTTGCCCCAAATTTAGCCTCAAGAATAGGCGCAAGATAATTAAACAAAACAGTCGCTAAATCAAGTTTGTGTGCCACAGACATAACCAACTGTTTCTCGCCACGTGCAGCACCCTGAGTAGCAAGCCACCAACCAATAAGCGGTGCAAGACAACCACGCGTTTTGCCGTTCTGTCTGGCCACCGACAAGTAACCAACACGATGCACCCACACCTCTTTACCGTCAACCAAGTTGTAGGCCGTCATACCGGCAAGAACTCGACGCTGCCACCTCATCAATTTTACGCCAAGTATTTTGTCGGCAAATTCTGCGATCTCTTGGGAGTGATCTAAACAACCACTGTGCGCGGTCGTTTCTAATCTTGGCCGATCGCCAGCAAACTCGATCTGATCGCGCTCAATCGGGGAAAGCCTTGCTGGGCTTGACTCAGATAGGGAAAAAGGGGAGACGGGGTCAGGAGTGTGTTGGAAAAAAAAACGCTCTGAATGTTCGGGTTGTGAAACCGTTACTGGTGTTGGGTTTGCTGATGTTACTTTTGGTTTTTGTTTTGGGCGTGTGCGTTGGTCGTCGCGTGCTGCTCTGTACTTGTTGCCTCTGGTGGCGTTGCATTTGCGGCATGAGGGTACGAGGTTGCTTAATTCTGAGGTGCCCCCTCGATCAGTCTCAATGAGATGATCGGCCTCTGATGCAGCGTTGATACCGCACCAGTGGCACGGTGGGTTGTCGCTCAATATTAGTTTGCGGTTGCGTTGGTATGTTGCTGATGCGTGTTCGGTCGAGCGTCGTTTAGCCGGCATGGTTATGCTCACGCGCTGCGCTTGTGCTAACGCGGCGCTGTCGCGCCTTGTTGTCGGTTGAGTGTTGGTGTTGTGTCATGTCGGGCCTGCCTTTGTTGTGTCGGTTTGTTAAGTGTATGTCATCGTTATGTGTGAGTGGAGACAGAGTGATGATGCTCTACCCATCGGGCTGCCTCAATCCGATTACCTTGCACATCTAGTCGATTATGTTTACGACTCGCCTCAGCGCTTTGCATTGTCACTTTCGTGTTTCAGTGTTAATGCGCGCTGATCTAACAGCGTTACCGCTGGTCATCCAACCGCCCTGCGACAGGCTTAGGTATCCGGTACTAGCCGATTGTGTAGGTGTTACTTGTTATCAGATCGCCATAAGAAATATGCGCCAACAGTTGTTAACACCAGTACAAACCACACTGTTTTACTCATGGCATCTGCCTGCGTAACGCCTCGTGTGCTAATTCCAACTCATCAGTAAGGCGATCTACCTCAGACTTATACCAGTCGCGCTCACGCGCTATAGCCATCATGTGATCGTGTAAACGATTATAAGACTCATCACGCTCACGCGCTATAGCCATCATGTGATCGAGTAAACGATTATAATACTCATCTGGGTTGTTCATTTTTTTAGCCCGTCTATAACTGTGGAGCACTGCCCTGCTGTCAATGTCTCAAGTATGACATCATCAACTTGTAGCGCTTTGTGTATGTAATCAAGTAATTGCAAGTCATCCCAACCTTTACCGCGCGCTAATGACTTAAGAAATCCTATTTGTTTAGGTGTAGCGCTGCCGTGGCTGTCTAATCGAGCCGGCGCATTTGTGAGGCGGTTAACTTTTGCCATTTCTTCCATTGAGGCGCGCTGGCCCGAGTCTGCACCGCCAAGATGACCAATTTTTGAGTTGGATATTGCTCTACCGATGCTAGACGTTTCACAGTTCTCGATGTAACTGGTTTTGTTGACATTTGATGAGCCAAAAACTTCTTCTGCGTAGCCAGTTGAGATAAGTTTGTCATCGTTGTTGTAGCACTCCGCGCGCATAATGATTGTTGAGCCGTCGTAATGATGTATTGAGGTGATGATGCGACCGTCTGGGTACGCATCCCACCAACGCACTAAGCGTTGTGCAACGGTCTCATAAAGGCTTAGATCAAATCCCATATTTAACCTCTTTGTAAAGATCGTAGTTGTGGCGTACTGCTGCGACCGTTTCCATTGTTTGACAATCAATGAATTGCTCTACAGCCAACAAAAGTGCGTCTAATGCGTCTGAGGCTTGCGCGTGGGCTGTCTTGACGGGGAAATCTAATCGCTCGTAATCACCAAATGATGTGCGATATTTGCAATGATAATAAATTTGGCTGTTGTTTCGTTCACGGCGTAATGCAAACACTCGACCAGCGTTATGTAGCACTGATAGCGCGCCTGATATTTGACCGTGATGCAGGTTAAGTTCATTGCCTAACTCTGACCATGTTTTGCCAAACTCTGCGGTGTCTAATACATCAAGTATTGCTAGTTGGCGTTTACCTGTTACGCCTGTTGCATCCTCGTGTAATGCTCGTGCTGTAGAGGTCTTGGATGATGCGACGTGGCCGCTTTTGCCGTTGTAGGGCAGTGATGGATGGTCACTTGTTTTCATGTCGGGTCTCCTTAGTCGGGTTTATTGGTTTGACTTTAGCACACGCTTTTAGGTTTGGATGTAACCACATAATTTTGGTTGGGTTATGCCGGTATCTTGTTCCGTGCATTGTTAGACCGCACGCTTTACAGGGCGCGTATAACATTTATCGCCGCACGGATCACACTGGCATTGAAGCGGTTGGTTTGTCCACCGATGGTTTGAAATGTGTCGTAAATGATTACTAATTCATCTAACAAAATGTCGTGGTTTGGTACTTTGCTTTCTACATGATTTGGTTTGACAATTTCGTCAATCAAGTTCATGTACACCTTGCCGAGTTTGTCGGTGTAATTATCGGGATACATTTCTTTTCTCGTTTCGTTTGTTATTCCTATTTCTAAATATGGTTGGTCGCTCATGGCAGCAGGGGTAAATTCCAAGGCGACCAACCGTCACTATGATGCCATATGGCTAGTGCAGAGATTGTATTTCGTTCTGGGTCTAGTAGGTCTTTGCAACTGGTAATGATGCCTTGTGCTTGTAGCCAGCCGTTTGGCCATGCTTTAGATTTGTTGCACCAAATACCGTTGATTTGGAATAATCCTCTACTGCCACCGTTTGAGTCTTCACGATTAAAAGCACGTGGGTTGCATCCACTTTCGCGCATTATCACTCTCGCAATAGTTGGGGCCTCACTTGCAGGCCAACCTATCGCTAGTGCATCAGCGACATAAGCCGCACAACCTTTAACGACAGTTGTTGTGGTTGCAGGGATTGTGGGCACAACGCTGTTAAGCACTGTGGTGATCTGCCCATTGATCGCTGGATGGCTCTCAGGCGCTTTACTAGCCCCCCAGAGCAGCGTAAACGCCGCCAAGCCACAAGTAGCCCATGCCGCTATTTTGATCGTTAAATAAGTCATTTTTGCTCCAATTGGTAAGGCGTTTGCCATGAGTCAGAAATTGTGTTTTTAAACGCAAGTTGCGCGTGTAGCACTCTGCCGTTATCCGGGTCGCGGAATATTTGCACAAGCACCATTTGGTCTGTGTCAATGTGTGTCGTAAAAACTTCGTAAACGTATGTTTTGGCATCAGCCATATTGCATCTCCCCTTATCGTCGGTACTTCGACCTTAGGGCATCATTGTGGCAATTCGGTGAATACTCTCTGAAACGCTTGTTTTATAAGGGCTGGAGATTGCTTGACAAACACTGGTGATACTTCCAAATGAAACCAATCGCCCGAGCCGCCATGCTCCACAGTTTGCTTATCGTACTTTTGCCATGCTTGACGATCGCATCGCCATGCTCTACCAAAATCTTTGACTGCATAATCAATAATCATTTCTACGCCTAAAGCATTTGCGTTTGCTATCAGCGCGTTAATGAATACAAGCGCGTCTTTGCGGTTGGCTTTTTGATGTTGTTCGGTCATCCTATTTGAGAGGTCAACTGCTCGACCAGTAGCGTGCACTGATAATGAGCCGGGTTTGCCGCGCATATCTCGTATGCCCCAACTGCCGTTATTCCATAAAGCGCCATTGGCGTATTTGATGCACTGGCGTATTACTTCATCCATGCCAGCAAGTGGCGCATTTGATGCGCCATCGCTGTTGCCTGTGTATGGCTTAGAGCCAACAACTTTAGGGTTGGCTGGTATTACTGCCATCGTCAGGCTTTCGCTTGAGACCGTTGGCGGCGACTAATCCGCTAAGTGTGCCAGTCATAAATATGCTGAGAGTTTTTAATAGATCAATAAAGGCAGCGTCATTAGGTGATTGCTCTACTGGCTGATCTACAAAGCCTAAAAAGTACACAAAGCCAATAACGGTGACAGCAAAAGTTATTGCAATTGTGCAGGCCACAAACACAATCATGCGTGCGTGCAGATAGTCAATCTCTGATCGATCTTTAGCCATTGTCGCATTGCCTTATTGTTTCGCAACCTGTAATTAACGCGCTGTTGCGTGTTTTGTGTGGCGCGTTACTGCGTTCACGAGTGCAAGCGATCGGGACAAGTGCAAGCATGACGCTAAGAATTATCAGCCGGTGGCGCAACAAAGTCTGTGCCGTTCCATGTGTAGCC